TATTAAACTGGTTACGGATAGCATACTATTAGATCTATACACATCTTTCCCTGATAATTTTCTGTTCCATGGGAAAAAGTTTGATGTCCCTCAATTATGGGTAGTAGATAATGATGGATGTACAACTGAAAGATATACTATAGTAAATCAAGGAGGTATGAAGCCTTTTCATGTTCATACCGTAGATAGTCCTGGATTCCAAGCGTACAAACAAGATGCTAAACTATTTGGGGAAAGTAACGCTTTTGAGGCTGCAACTGGATTTGGTGTTTTAGGTTCAGGAGTTTACATGGCGGGATTGGAACATCCTTCAACAGGGGAGCGTCCAGTATACCTAAAGCCTGAAGGGGATATAAGTTTCTTATTTAATTACAGAAACAAGACCAATTATCCTATGCCTCCTTTCGAGGATGTCAAGTACTATAGAGATTGCACTGTTACTGCGGACATGGTGGATTTCTTAGTTGAAAGATTAAAATGCTTTAAAGTGAAACCTTCTTTTGCTGATGAAGTTGGAAACTTTATCTTGAGCAGTGCAGTTACAGATGATTCTGATTTAGGGGCCTTAAACGAATTCTTAATGTTGTTTAGTTCGGTGCAAGTTCCATCGAATTTTAATGATGTAATGTTAAGCATTTCTGATTACGAGAAAAACTTGCTAAACTTATGGAATGGCAAATCTTCTCATCTGTTTATTAACTTCAAGGACACAGATTTTGATTTTAGTAAAACTACTCTTGAGGGGGATGGGAGATATGCTTTATATGAAGCCTCTCGAATTGCTAGAGAGTTTTCCCCTGCTCATGCAATTACTAGAGTAAATCTAACAGCCAGTTCTGAGGACTTTTTTAGTACATCAAGTGCGAAGTATCAGTATTTAGGTTTAGATAACGATGATTCAAGAACAGGGTACACTTCAGGCTCGATTCTGTCCAATTTTGAGTGGAGTGGAGTTGACATGGGGGCAGTGTCTCCAGGAACTACAACTGGTAGAGGGGGATTGAATACATTTAAACGTGAAGATGTAGATGATATTAGAGATGTTCTCCTTAGTTCGACTACCGCTGTTTCCCTTGGATCAGTCCCCAGGAGGGCACTAAGAAGACGAAATCTAAAGTACCTTCTACCTCACGAAGGGTACTACGATAGGACGGGCTTCAACGGGCCTGTAAGCTACGATCCCTCTACCTTGGAGGAGTCCATGCCTAGCTCGCTTGGTGAGCTTACGCTGGGTTATGTAGCGTCTGCTGGCAAGTTCTATCCTGTGCTGGATCCCGTGAATCCTTCGGGCGTATGGCATGAATGCGAGAAGCTTGATTCTTCACGACAATTCTCAGGAGTTTATACTAGTGCTACCTTCCCGTATCGAGGGCTTTCTGCATTAGGATCTAATAGTAAGATGCCAGAGATTGCTTCTGCTACTGCGAGATATGTTGATAGAGGGCAAGTCCCCAGGATATACAATACAATGCACCAATTGTTTGAATTAAAAGCTTATGACCAAGGATCTATGCTTTTAAGTTCCACAAGTGTATATGATTCAGATGCTTATTGGAAAAACAATAAACAGAGCTTGGCTAATCTTGCTATTGCTAGTGGGTATGTTTTAAACTCTTTTACAGATTATGAAAACTTTAAGTTTGGCACAGGATTACAGCGAGCACATAGAGATTATTGTAAATATTTTGCAAAACATCCTTTGGGATTGAATGAGTTAGATAAGACAGGGGGTAATTTATTTTCTCAAGTATTTAATTTAGGGTTATTCAATTGTGATTTTGCTCTAGCTGGGTCTGCTGTAGGAAATATGATTGCTTCTACTACGGATAGCGCAAGCGCAATCAATAATGAAAACGTGTGGTACGAGGGCGCAGACGGAACTTACATTGCGGATCAAGCTAATCAGAGCGTGGTTCCCTTATCTGGGACCTGGGTTCAGGGAAATAGATATAATGCGGAATTAAGAAACCCAGCTATTCTTAGCGGAGTAGAATTCTGCGATATCTCTGGAGCACCTTCGGCTAATCAGTTTACTATTTTTAAATTAGATTCTTCAACGGCAACTAAAGGAATGGAGAATACTCTAATTGATAATACTGTGGTTAAATGTAAATCAGTAGGAGGGTTGCCTAGAATTAGGTTTGACCTCTCGGCTTATGGAGATAGACGAAATTACTTTATAAAAGATCACAAATTTAAATTAGATATTAAGTCCTTAGTAGCAGAAGAGAATAGCTCCCTTCTTGGAGGAGGTTCTGTGGGTGTCTGGATTCATACAGAACCTAAGGAGGGAATATTATGGAGCTGGACTCCGAAGCAGAAGTGGGAAGTATTAAAGCAATCTAGAATTTCTATTCCTTTAGTGAATAATGTTTTATCACATAAATATACTTTTTCTGAGAAGCCTCCTAGTTTTGTGGATAAAGAATACTGTTTAGGAAATTATTCAGATTCTAATATAGAAATAAATAATAATACGTTAAAAAATATTAAATCTAATTACTTTGAAAATTTTGTGATTGAGTTTGATACTAGAAACTATACTATACATAATAATTCAGAATATTTAGATATTATTCCCATGGATAACGAAGTTTATGAAATTACAGAGCAAGTAAATACGGAAGATACAAATTATATTGTTGAAGTATTCTTTGTTCCAAATAGTAATTCCAATAAATACCTTCTTTTAGATTCAATTAATCTTCAGGATGTGACCCAAAGGGAAAATGCTGGTATTGGCACAGCACATGGAATAGAAACTAGTGGGATACCCTTAACACCTTTTGTACAAGAAGATAAAATATATTTAAATAAAGAGCAGCTCAGAGATGTATTTAAATTCTATAATGGATTGATGGGACAAGGCACAGGACTTTATTCAACTTCTCTTGCTTCTAGAGATGCTGTAATTACTTCTAGCACATTAGAATTGAGTGGGGGAAGTAGGCTAAATTATAGAATACAGCCTGATTGGACTCCTGGCTATTCTAAATCAGCTAATTGGTTGCAATATACAAATGTGGAGTTTGATAACTAATGAGAGGTGAAGTAGAAATTTGGAAAGGGAATACCTTACTTTATAAAGACTCCAATATGCTTGCTGATGGGGCTGGGGAGCTTTTAGCTGATATAATGACTGTCTCCCCATCATTATCTGGGATTGAGGATCATGCAACTTCTTCAATACTCGATACCTCAAACTATACAATACAAGCTATTTCTTTCGGCACAGGGGCAGATGCTTTCAGAGATAATGCTTATAAATCAGGTTCTCTTCAAGATGCTACTAATGCGGTTAAACTACCTAATGAAAATGAAACTAACTCTTATGTAAGTCTAACTTATGAAGGAGATATAGAAAATTTTGATGGAAGTGCATATAGACCAGTTGTTGGAGTTCCTATCGCGCCAGATCCATCCTTAAAAACTTTAGAGTTGGATACTTCTGTATCTTCAGAGGTTAGCGGTATTGCAGTAAGTAGTGTAATTCCTGGAAATGGGCAACTTTTGAATTTTTTACCTAGTGCAATCTATAGCGCAACTTTTGAAGGGGGACCTTTTGACAATGGATTATCTGGGTATACAGCCTCAAGATATCTTGGGGCATTTAGTAATGGGTCTTCAACTGCTGAAACCACTCATGTAACTGTTAATAAGGGTGGAAGTACTGTGTTTAGTCCCTTTTTTCAGGGGGTCGGGACTGGAAGCTTTTTTAACGAAGTAAGCTCCATGGATGTATCAGGATTTGTTAATATGGTAATGTCGGGCAGTCCAGGGACTACTACAGGGTATGGTATGAGTTCTACGGCTAGTGGATTGTGTGTTTCTGGGGGCCATAAACATACTTCATTAACTATTCAATTTACCGAACCTTTTGGAACGGTAGAGTATTCTGTCCAATTATCAAAGAATGATATTATCACTACAAATGTTTACGGTGGAATTTATCATTTAGGATTATGGACTATTGATATGCAAAAATCTCTGCTAAATGGAAATACTCCCCCTTTCGCCTTCAGTGTACTAAATAACCCTAGGAAATATAAATTATTTGCTAGGAAGGGGTTATCCAAAAATCTTGGGTGGATTGATCAACATTCGACTATTTCCCCTGCTTTGAATGAGCATTCTGACCTAACTATTAAATGGAGATTACATTTCCTATGAAAAATTTTACAGAAGAATTAGGTATTAACGGACATCTTACCATCATTAAGAAATTTACTGATGGTCAAGAAGAAGTTGTCTTCGATGACCATAATATTATTGTATCTGGTATGGGAGTAGGACTAACTTATATGTTTACTGGGTCGGGGTCAAACTCAGTTCTTGATTATCAGATTGATCGCTTTCAGATCGGGGTTTCAGGACCTCCTGCTGGAGGGGTGACTAGTGCTATTTATGAGCTTTCTGGAGCCCTTGAAGAAGATGAATACGGGGCAGGAAGTAATCTCTTTATAAAGAAGGGGTTTCAAATAAAAAACCAAGGTAGTTCTGACACGACTTATGCTGCATTAATTCCAGCTAATAAAATAACTAAGATTGGAGATTCCTCTGTTAGGTATACTTTAGTTGTTGATGAGGAAGCTTGTAATGGCCTTGAGAGAGATAGTTTAGAAGCAAATATCAATGAAGTTGGATTATTAATGAAAAATCCTAAAGGGAGTACGGCAGGAGAGCCTATCCTAGTAGCCTATAGAACTTTTAGTAATATAATGAAGACTGATGATTTCAGTTTAATTTTTAGATGGACAATTAATTTCTAATGCCTTTTAATAGAAACGATATTTATACCAGTAGCGGTAATGTTATGCTATTTAACGCTTGGACTCCATATGTCTCCAAGTATGATACCAGCTCGTTTTACAATTGGGAGCAAGATAATTTACCTTTGTATGACCTTGAGGAGCGTACTTATGAGCTTTGGGAACAGCAAGGTTTTACCACTTCGGCTGGAGTCCCAGGGCTTGCACTAACTGTCTCTGCTGATACTCCCACTGCAACTTTAGCTGCTAATAATAATATATTTACAGATCTAAGCTCTTGTATAGCTGCGATCCCTAAGGTGGTTAGGTTTCCTGTACTAATTGAAGTAGGAAATTTTGGAGATCTTGGAAAATTAGAGCTACATAATTTCCGAATTGAGGAGGAGGGGTCTATTGAGATTATTAATAGAGGGTTCAGCAGAGCCTATAATGCTTCTGCTTATGTTCAGACTTCCGAGACAAGCCCTCAATACAATTCCTCTCATGATTTAGTAAAACAAGTATCGAGTATAGATTTAAGTTCTACTCTTACTGATACGTCTTGTATTCATATTTCAACTACTGTGTTGAGTGCAGCAGGAGACACTAGGGTTCCTAATAACGTGAACACAGCTTTCTACCCAAGGCACAATTTTAGGGAAGCCCCGCTCTCTATTTCTATAGATACAGCAAACTCATTTACGGGGTCGTTGAATGAATTCAGCTCTGATCCTTATGAAGAGAATGCAGGAACATCACCAGACAATACTTTAGGTACTATAGATGTTAGTGCTACTAACCAAAATACAGACTTAACTATCTATAGGCCAGGGACTGCTACAGGATCTATAGCTACTGCTGCTGTAGGTGGGAACTATTATCTAAACAAGTGCTCTGAAATCAGCGTTAAGAATTGTGACGGTCCTATTTATATTAGAAACTTCTTTGTTGATGGGGAAACTACTCGCAAGTATGCTATTGAAGTGATAAATTCAGATGTGCTTCTTGAAAACTGTGCTGGGGTAAGGGCACAAGAGGCAGGATTTAAATTCAACAACTCCAAAATAACTCTTTCAAGATCTGCTGCTGCTTATAGAAACTATAAGTTAACAAGTACGACTACTAGGGAAGCTCAAACAGGGTATGGGTTCCATGCAGTTAATAGTGAAGTTCTTGTTAGCTCCCTCCCAACTGTAGTAGGGACTACTTATGCTGGGGATACAGGAGGTTCGGGGGTTGATTGCACTGTTATTGCTTCTAGAAATTATGCAGGTTTTGTTTTAGATAATTCCAAACTAACAGGAGGTGTTCAGAGAGCAGTCGCTACAAATGCTTTGGGTGCTAGTATGGTAGGATCTGAAGTAAATACTGGGTACGGGGTTATTTTAAATAACTCAGAAATGAATATAAAAGGACTGCTGGATATCTATGGTAACGATAAAGGTATTCAAGCTGATGGATCAAAAGTAGTATTTGAAAATCTATGTATTGATGCCCATAGTGGGGAAGCCATTAGATGCAGAAATTCAGCATTTATCTTCGATTCACCAGCCGCACCCACAGCAGCGGGACAACAGGATAGAATGCAGTTGGATATGTCCGCTAACGCCCAGCATATAGATTTAATGAAAAATAGTTCTTTCGGGTTTAGAAGGAAAAACCATATCCCAGAACTATATGGAAATACAAAATTCGAAGTTGCTCACGGGGTTTTAAAGTGGGATGGTTCCAATCAGGCTTGGTTACCAGCTTTATCTGTTAATGACAATTCAAATCTTGAGTTACTTCAAACTAACTTATCTGTTTCTGGTGCTGGGACTGGTAATTTTGATAGAACAAATCCTTCTTATGGAAGAGCAATTAGGGCTACAAAAAATTCTAAAATAAGTTGTTTCGGATCCAAGACGGGATGCACTTTTATATTTGGGCAAGCTCTTTATTCCCCAAAAATAGCAGGAATTTATGCTAATGAAGGATCTGAAATTAATTTTCATGGGCCAACTGCCATAGGTCAATTTGCTGTAGACGTTCTGGTTGAAGATAATTCGGTACTTAATATTGAACCCGCACGAACTAGAGACTCCTTCGGATTAGAAGTTAGTGGATTTGATTTACAGAATGGGGAAAATCATACTTCTGTCGAGCTTCATTCCACTAGAGCGTGTCTTGTTGCTAATAAAAATTCTGTTATTAATATGCAAGATCTAGGAGCTTTTCCTGCATACTGGAAAAATACTTCTTTCGGGCAGGAAATGCTCGATGCCGGATTTGATTATACCATAAACACATTCGAAACAAGTGCATACACCTCTTCTGGCTCTTTGCAATTTTACCCAAATCCTCAAAATCTAGGAGCTATAAATAATTATAACTTAGACGATCTTGCGACAGGAGCTTCATTTAACCCTGCTAATATTCCTGTATTTACAGCTACAGCAGCGTATATCAATAGATTTTTCAAAACTACGGATGCTTTAGGTGGTGGCTCGCTTGATGATTTAGATTATATCACGCAAGGAGGAGTATGTGTTCGTGCTACAGAAGATAGTGTTGTTAATGTAAAAAATGTTCATTTCCCTGTAGGAACTAATACTAGCCCTTTAGATGGTTTTTATTACAATGTGAGTGGCTCTGATTGTGATAAACTAATGATTTGGAATATTGCAGATTCATCTAGACTTAATGCTTCCTTCCTTTCAGTGAGTGGTATGTGGCCTGGAAGTACTCAATATCACGGGCCTAGTGCTCTTTGGGCATCCTCTGTGGACGGGACTAATGCAGGGAATGCTTATGACAGTATAGCTTCTGGGGCTCCTGAAAACACCCCTGATACTGGATCCTTAAGTATTTTGGATGCTTTCGGAGCAGGAAGTTCAGTTTGGGTTATTCCTTCTGGGGTTAGTTTCGCAAGTCCTTTTGATGCTTTCTACCCTGTCTCAGGTCTTGTGAATGACGTAACTGCGAGAGCCCTAGAACAGGCTGGAATTAATGTTAGTGGTACTAAAACATATAAGTGGGGCGCAGGCCCTCATGCTAGTAAAAACCAAGGGGTTTTTAGGATTTTTTGGACTGCGGCTCCTAGTGCTAAAGTACTTCAGAATGATTTAAGTGGTTATTTTAAAGGGGCTTTCCCTAATCCAAATTTTGCTGGAGGAACTTTTTCAGGTGTTGTAGGCCCAGCGTACCAGCTATTTTCTCAAGGTTATAATTGTTCGGCTCCTCTTTCAGCTATTCTTGCTGAGTCAGGGGATAATCTTAGCGGGACGTACCCTGATCTATTGAAACTTAGTTATGATTCTAACGGGGACGGAATTGCCGATCAGCTATGGACCTCTGGATTTTATTACTGTTCGGAATTCGTAGAAGATAATCCAACACAATGTATGCTAGACGAGTCTGCTGCGAAAACTTTTGCTAATTCCCAGAATGCGAGTGTTGGCAAAGCTGGAAGACCACAAAAAGTAACACTTTATAGATCTAGAGGAACTTCTGATAGAGGATCAGAGGCGTATCAAGGGGACGCATCGGGAAGTATAGGATTTAAATCCGCAGGAATTTTTGATCTTTCGAGGGATAACTAATGGCAGAACAAGTATACAAAGATAGTAACTATAGGTTTACAGAACCTATTAGATTTTTTAAAGCTAATGATCCTTATTACTTTGAGGTAGATAATATCCCTCTCAAGCAACTACAAGAAAACTGTTTGTGGTTGAAAGATCAGGTTCGTAAAGATGCAGATAAACTATTAGGTGTAAAGCGCAGTGATTTAGACGAACTAAGACCTTATGCTACTGGTGGAGACCGAGTTGTTAGGGTTAAGCCTGGAAGATATTCGGCTAGAGTAAACGATGCATCTCAAAAAACTCCATTAGCTTACCTAACAAAAGTTATGGGGGAAGCTATTGGAGATGTAGATGCATGGTCAACAGCACTCCCTAACCCTGGAGTTTACCCAGATGGGAAGAATGCTGTCCTTCAGGCTGCTTTGGATACATTCAAAACTAACTTAGCAAACGGGCAAAATGCAATGGGTATGACAGGCTTGGCTGAAAGAGCATTTACTTGGCCTGTTGTAAATTCAGATACTCCTATTGATTTTAACGGGGTTGATTTAGAGGGAATGTCTTACGGAGGACCTGATATAAATATCCCAGGAGGCGGGGCTTGGTACTCACCCATGGTTATTACACAAGCTCTTACTTGGGCCAAGTCTCAAAATTCCACTGCTGATGCATATGCTCTTCCTAGTTTTGAGACCACTAATCCAACTAATGGTTGGGCTAAGTTTCCTAGAACGGAAAGTTACTTTATTAAAAAATGGCGAGGAATTTCTAGATTAGCAATTGTTGATGTAGATGATGAAATTACCATAGAAGTTCCTCAGTTTGATGCAGATGATTTTTCTTATACTGATTCTACTGGAGAAATTGCTAAAGTTAGTAATGTTACTAGCAGGGTTGATTTAGTATTTATTTATAGTAAACCAATAGATGCAAGTTCTGCTACCATTCTTAAGCCTGATGGGAAGCATACCATAACAAAGCCAGCATTAGGCATTGTAAGGGGAGCAGGAATCAGAACTAATTTTAAAGAAACAACTGATTTTACTAAGGACTACATTAGTGATTTGGGATCTGAGAATAAAATTCTAGCCCACCCTGATGATCAGTATAATGATAACATGGGATTTACTTCTACTTCTGCTAACGACATAGCTGAAAGTGTTAGAGGATCCTTTCCTGCTCCAGATGATATTATTAACCTAGCCCCTCTAATTTCTGAAAAGCTGGAAGATAATGCTTACGAGCTAATCGGGCAATCAATTCTTCCTATTGCTTATATCTGGGTTCAAGATGGGAGCCAAGTAGTTTTAAGCACGGATGTTATAGATATTAGGCCCATGTTCAGAACTGCGGAGTTAGCATACAACGAGAGGGCTGGTATTGGGGCTGCTTTCCCGCAATTATCTCTTGCTAATCCTGCGGTAGGTAAAGGCCAATTAGATTATGAACTTAAACGAGTTTATGATAACTTAAAAGGGCAGGTAGATATTTTATCTGACCAAGGTAGTCCTTCTCAGGTCTCTATGAATACACTAGCCACTGGCTACGTTTTCGGAGGATGGAATTTTGGTCCTGAAGGCGCACTGTATCATTATTACCAAGCCGTTTTCGCAGATGACGGAGGAACTAATAACCCAAACGATACAGATGCATATATTAAACAATATGTTAGGGGTAAGTACGGAATTGGAAGCACTACTGCACAGATAAATGTTCCTACCTATCCAGATTGGGATTTAGCCCAATGGTGTATTGAGCAGGATATTGATTCCAAAGGATTATACCCTAATGATTACATAAACACGTTTATCTCAACAGCAGAGTATACAAATGATACTGATGCCCCAGGGTCTGATCCCTCTATTGTGGCAGGAAGCAATAGTCAATTAACTAATGCTGACGGTACTACGACTGGGGGAGGAGACCCACAAGCACTTAGGAACTTTAATAACACTCAAGTAAACGTAGCTGCGGGAATGATTTCCAAAGTAAATTTTAATTATGTTGCAAAAAAGATTAAGTTCAATAGACCAGAATGGTTAGCCGATTATAAGGTAGATGTTGATTTGGTAAATTGTTTAGCTGAGAATAATAGAGGAGCTTTTGTAGTTGATGAGGCAGGCAGTTACTTTGGACATTGGGTAGAAAAAGGTTTTGATGAGTTTACTATATATGTTGCTTTTGTTGCAAACTCAAACAATAATAGAAATGGAACCCAAAAGCCTGGGCTTCCTGCACCTCATAGTTTAACTTATACCTCTAGCGGTAAAAAGAAAAAAACTACAAGTACTATCACGGTATCTGAACGAGATGGGGGAAGGTTTAGCGGCTTCATTGTCCCTGTAGGAGATTTATTATATTCTAATACTAGCCCTTTGAGCCAAAGTCAGCGAGGTGGGTATGTTGGAAATCCAAGAGTTGGAAAATGTACTTACCCAACTGTTATGTGGAGTATGGTAGGAGTTCCATTACCAGATGCCCCATTCTTATACGGAAATCTAAATGGGACTAATCCTACTATTACACTAAAAAGTACCTAATTTATGGTAATTGGAGATCCCACATTCGGTTGCGGGACCTTTCTCCCAGGAGTGGGTCCTGGTAGCTTCCCAGATTTTGAAGGAGGGGGGACCATTGATGGTGGTGGGGGGGATGACCCCCCTGATCCTCCTGATCCTCCTGATCCTCCTGGGGATATACCTCCTATAATTAAAGACCCAGGTGGAGGAGACGGTCCTGGCCCAAGCGTGACTGACCCAGCCCCAGGGACTCCAGGGGATCCAGGGGGAGGGGGAGGAGGAGACCCAGGAGGTGGGCCTACCACTCCAGGCCCTACAGGCCCGTCTGCGCCTGCTGGAAGTGCGCCTTCTTGTAAATGTATTTATGATCCTGTTCCAGTTATTACTGCATACAATAGTGGTGTAGAGGCGGGATGCACTGTCTACGAGGCAGTATTTGTGGGTCACTGCACTAAGACTGCAAGCGATTCTCCTCCTTCTGAGCCTTGGGTAACATTTGTAGCCGATTTAGAAGCTGATGACAATAATGAAAATGTAAGAACTGAAACTGGGCCAACAAATCTTCCTCAGTGTGGGCAAACGGATCCTCCAGGATGTGGGGGTAACTGTCCAGAAGTTTCTGTATCTTGGAAAGTGTGTGACCCTCCTGAAGACGTTTATCCTATTCCTGAGGATGAGCCCGACGATAGCCCTGGTACACTCCCTACAGGAGAGGGCACTCCAGGGACTCCAAACCCTCCTCCAGGAGGCCCTGGGGGAGGTTTTCCTGGTGGAGGTCCTTCAACGCCTGGAGGCCCTACAGGCCCGTCTGCACCCCCAAACTTTCCTGGTGGAGGAGGAGATCCTGGGGGAGGTTTTCCTGGTGGAGGTCCTTCAACGCCTGGAGGCCCTACAGGCCCGTCTGCACCCCCAAACTTTCCTGGTGGAGGAGGAGGTTTCCCTGGTGGAGGTCCAAGTACTCCAGGCCCTACAGGCCCGTCTGCACCTCCAAACTTTCCTGACGGTGGGGATAGTGACGGGGGATTCCCTGGAGGAGGATTAGCTGACGAGGGGACTGCAACACAAGGGGAAGCTTCTAATACTGATTCTGGGACTAATCAAAATTTAGAGGTAGGATCTGGACTTTCCCAAGAGGCTTCTTGGACTTCACAAACTATTATTAATCAAGCTACCCAGGAGAAGGAATTTGATTTAAATGATCCAAGTATTATTAATATGATTCTTAGGAAAAAGCCTACGGGTATTCAGGACTCTGATATAGCTTTTATTACTACCCCTAAATTAGGAGTTATGGTTCCTAATAACTCTGGGAATACAGAATTATTTAAAGATGTAATTGATAGCAACTTAGAATATGTACTAGCTAATAGAAGGAATGTAGGTAATTGGGATAGCTCTAAAGGCGCAGGGGTCACAGCAAATACCGTGTACAATAGCCTGAAGCCAGAAGTTATAAATATTTTAAATAGCATTAGGAATTATGATGGTACTCCTCTAAGTAGGACTCAAATATTCTCGATGATAGGTACAAGAATTTTAGATGGTAG